TAATCGTGTAGTCTGTTCGGTCACAGGTTAAAAAACAGAGAGCAATCAATGCACTTGTACCCATTCAAAGTCTAATGTCCTGATTTCGTTCTCTCGCCCCTCATCCTTCTTCTTTTGCTTAACTAAATCCTTCTGATGTGGCTCTCGACCTTCCTTTCGTGGCAACGTACGAGTGCTAGCGTCTGGCAGGACGAGGCGAGAAAACCGAATCAAAGGCTTACTGGTTAACGTGATCTGAACCTTTGATTTAAGCCGCTCTCGGAACAAGGCATCTGTTCCATAGATCCCACAGTAGTCCTCGTCATAACCCCCGACTCTCCAGTAGGTCGCATGGGACAAGGCGAAACTGTTTGGGTGTGGTTTGGGCTGGCCGTACTGATCCACTGTGGTGATCATGTCAGGCCAATCGACTCGGGGGAACATATAAGCATAGCCACGCTTTGCTCGTTTTAGCAGCTCAGCCAGAACATCCTCAGGCACCACATGATCCATATCAGTCATCAACAGCCAATCGTTTTCCGCCATGTGCGCACCTAGATTACGTGCGCCATGCTGGTGCCACGGACGGTCTTCTAAGACTTGGAAAATCCGCAAGGGAGGCAATCCAGTAGGACGATTTACCTCCAGGGCTGTTTCTGTTGGTGATCCATCGTCCACCAGTACGACCTCGACCTTCCGCTTGACAGGCTCAGAATAACTGGCCCATACGGAATACTGATGAGCTAACATCCCAGGATTCATGTAGTACGGAATGACGATAGAGATCATTTATGAACTGCCCACAGAGCTTCGCCTAATGGCTGAACACTGTCCCCAAACCGTTCGTTGACTGCTTTCGTAACCCCTGGATACTCGAGGGTATAGTCATGACCCCCGAACCAACCTCCTGCCTTTACCTTTGGCCACCAGGCGCGTAGATCACTCCGAACGCACCCATACTTATGACCAGCATCTATAAAAACAAAATCAAGCGAATCATCCGGCACCAAGACGGCGGCATCCGCAGTCTTGGATCTGTGAACTATACAGCGTCCCGGGAAGTCTCGGGCAATGTTTGTGATTTTCAGTAGTCGATCGGGACGAGCAAAGTGGTCTATCCCTATCAGGTACAGATCAGGCAATTCAGAAAGTAAGCGAACAAATAAAGCGCCTGACCCCAACCCCAATTCCGCGCCTCGGGTCCAGTTTCGTTCTTTTGCGAGATTGATAAACCTGTCCCTATAGTTCACGTGTACTGAACCCCTTCTTTACAATAGGCGGTTAAGTACTCGTTCCCGTAGTCCTTATCAGGATAAAAGCCAGCTGGCCAGTACACCTTAGAGCCATGGATGATCCGCATGTCAGGCGGCTTGCCATCTTCACGAGTATCAAGCACGGGATGATACCTGATGAAGATTCGAGCTGTGATTTCGGACTGATCCGCTTTAGCCGCGATAAAGTCCCTGACGCTTAGCGGAGAGATATCGACAGGCTCGTCTTGGAGTACCACATTCCAAGTAGACTCCATGGCCCCTGAAGTAGGATCTTGGACTTCGACTCGCTCTTCAATGTTTACTCGATAACGGAGTCGTCCAGCAGCGAAGCCCATAGCAACACCTCATGCCAATGCGGGGTCACGTAATGGATATAGCAACGCTGTAACCGGAGGAGGGAGATAGCCCGTTTGGAAAGCCGGATTCGATTCCCCTGTCTCCCCTTCTCGATACGAGTACATCCACCCTAACAGAACCAGTGTGGCTTCTTGTACTTCTTGGGGAACTAATGCTGCTCCACTTGAATCTTCAAGAACTTGACCTGAAGAATCAACCCATGCGTAGGCAGAGCTTTTCAGGTAGTTGATTACAGCCCCAGAGGCCGCATGGAGTTTCAAAGTGATGTCTGCATCATCCGCGGTATGAGTCACGCGCAAATGCTTTTTAGCTTGAGCCAATGACACTAACATGGTCATCGGAACTTACCTCCATCCGGAGCCAGCATAGTCAGATCTTTACCCGGACGCCCGTCTTTCCCCGGAGGCCCTGGTGGGCCTTTCTCTCCGGGTTTACCGTCTCGACCAGACTTAGTAATCAGCTTCCAAGAATCACTGCCATCACGCGGCTTACCTTCCGGTGCGTCAGTAGTCGCCTTCCACACCGAACCGTTAAAGGTGACGCAATCCTCTTTCTGATAAACAGCACTTGCGTTATAGATACCGACGTGCATCGGAATCGGCAAGCGGACTGGGAAGCGTTTCTCTTCCTCTCCACGCCGATAGATATGAGTGAGAGTTCGACCTTCGAACTCCACAGCTAGATCGTCGAAGCCTAGGCCATCTACACCGTCACGGCCGTCCTTCCCGTCGAGACCCTTTTCGCCCTGTAGACCGGGAACTCCGGGCAGTCCGTCGCGCCCCGGCAAGCCATCACGGCCGTCGTTACCGTCTTCGCCGTCCTTGCCATGCAAGCCTGATTCACCTTGTGGACCACGCTCACCCGGCAAGCCTCGTTCGCC